GCCATATCGTTTGCCATTTTTGTTTCCTTTAGGTTGATTTAGGTTGTGCTGCGGGTGCTGCGGGTGCTGCGGGTGCTGCGGGTGCTGCGGGTGCTGCGGGTGCTGCGGGTGCTGCGGGTGCTGCGGGTGCTACTTGCTTGCACGGCGAACCGTGATCGAATACCGTGAATTTACGTTCATGCCCTCGGGTAGCAGGTCAGGGTGTTCTTGCAGGAATGTTTTCATGTTTGTTTGGTGAATACGCTGCTCCAGCAGCTCAAGGCAGTCGTACTCACGGATGAACTCGTGCATTTTCGCCCAATTCGTTGCCTCGTACCGGGTCTTCACAGAGCGGGTGAAGCTGCCAAACTCGGTTTTCCCCCCGTCCTGCCCGGTGGTCTTGCATACTTCCAGCAATTCACGCTCTACGGTGTCCATTTGCTCCTGGATGTCAGCGGCTTTTTCTTCAGCGTCGCGCATGATCTTGGTTTTCTCGTCGCGCATCTTGATGTATGCGCGAACTAGTTTGCTTACGTCGGTCATTTCGTTCTCCTTGGTTGTCTTGATGTTTGCTTCAGTGATTCAAATTATACACGGTAAAGTTACGTTGTCAAGTGTTTTAACTCTTTTTTCGGCCTCTTGAAAATACTCCGCGTCGAGCTCGATCCCGATAAACTTTCGCCCGGTAGCGGTGCACGCCTGCCCCGTAGTACCGATGCCCATACAGTTGTCCAGCACTATGTCCCCTGGGTTGGAGTAGGTCTTAACCAGCCACTCCAGTAATGGCACGGGCTTTTGGGTGGGGTGCGCCTGTTGCTGCGCTGAAAAGTTTCTGGAGATGCTGACTATGGACTTCGGGTACCGAGTGCCGGTGTTTTCAAACTCCGTACGGGGTTTCATGCCGTACCCATGGTCGTTCTTTCTTCCGACGTACCCCTCCGGGCGGCTGCTTTTTCGTGCGTAAGGCTCCCCTACTTCCATCTGTGGGTTGTACACAGTGCGTCCAGGAGCAAATACCAGCACATCTTCGTGCACCCGCATAGGGCGTATCTTTGCCAGTGCGGGGGAGCCACATTTGTTCTTGTTCCACACTAGATGGTCTTTGAACCACTTGGGGTTGGACTGCACCAACATCGCCGTAAACGGCATACTGCCGAACAGCACCACACAGCCGCCGGGAGCTAGTACCCGTTTGTAATTCGCCCACAGTTCGTCGAACGGGATTACGGAGTCCCACCTGCAGTTTGTCGTCCCGTAGGGTAGGTCGCACAACACAAGATTCACGCTTGCGGCAGGTAGTGTAGGCATAAGGGACAGGCAATCACCGCGCAGTAGCGTTACGTTCTCCATTACGCCATCTCCTGTTTATACAGGTCAACAAGCGCGTTGTGCATGTCGACTTTTCCGTCCAGCAGCGCATACATTTTTTTCTCTACCGGGCTGCCCTCAAGGCGCACGACGGTAACGGGGTTCTTCTGCCCCGCCCGGTGCGCACGTGCGTTACCTTGTAGATACAACTCCGCAGAGGGCACTGGCCCCCACCACACGACCGTATCAGCGCGGGTAAGCGTCAGGCCATGGGCCACCGCCGCAGGCTGCGCCAGGATGACACGCGGGTCATCCTGTGTCTGAAACGCCTTAATTACATCTGCCCGTGCCCCGGCGGCGACGCCGCCATGTAGTACCCCCGTGGTGTGCCCCAGCTGGGTCAGCTCGTCCTGTAGTCGGTCAAGGACGTGACGGTACGGCACAAACACGATTACCTTGTGCGTAGTACCGTCGATTACGTCGACAAGCTCATCCAGCCGGTGCCGGATATCAAACTCCACTACTTCGTTGTCGGTGCTGTATACGCTTCCGCCTGAAATCTGCAGCAGCTTGTTCAGCAGGCCCGCTGCGTTGACCGCAGTAATCTCTTCCCCCGCAGCTTGGGCTGCCATTTCCTTACGTACTACCTCGTAATAATGCTTCTGCTGCTTGGTCAGCGGTACCTCCCGCGTGGTGTAGAGCAGGTCAGGTAGATCGAGGCACTCTGCTTTGGTGAAGCGAATCGCAGGCTGGAGCGCAGCGAAGACTGTTTCGTTTGCATCAGCACGCGGGAGCCACTTGTACTGCGTTACTTTCACCATCAACTTGTCCCGGAATGCGTTGAAATATTTTGGTACCCCACCAGGGTTCGCCAATTTAGCCAGCCCATATGCGTCCAGCGGCGATTGCGACGCGGGCGTACCCGTCATCATCCACAGCCTTGTGTCCGCCTTAACAAGCGCCGCCAGGGCTTTCCAACGGTTTGTGGATACGCTCTTAACGGCGTTTGCCTCGTCCACGATAATGAGGTCAAAACCACCATTGCGCAGCGCCTCATTGACTACTTTCACCCCGTCGAAATTAATGATCACAAACTCGTAATCTCCCGCTATGACTTTTTCCCGTTTTTCGCGGCTGCCCGACGCAATAGCTGCGGTGCGATGCATTGCCGTGCGAAAAAGATCAGCCCGCCACGCAGTGTCCATAATTGACACCGGGCACACTACCAACACCCGCGTCACCAACCCTTTTGACATGAGGTAGTCCGCCGCCCATGCAGCGGCGCTAGTCTTTCCTGTACCCGCTTCGGACAGGCAAAAACACCGGGGGTGGGTCGCCAGAAATGCAGCGGTGGCCCGCTGGTGCTCGAACGGGGTATAAACCCCCGGCCAGTTGTAGTGGCCAAGTATCGGGTGCGGCACGTCCTTAATGCCGATATTGCGCAGTACTTGCGCTTCTTGAACCCCCCACTTAACTACCATCTTTGCCTTGTCCCCTCGGACTTCGAGGACTTCGCTTTTCGGGATAAGCGCCTTTATCTGCGCATGGTGCTTAGTAACGAATCTGAGTGCCTTGTTTTCTATGATTTCCATGAGTTTCTCCGTGAGAAGTCCCTCTGCGGGCTAAACTCGCAGAGGGTTGGTGCGGCTTACAGTGGTGCTGCTTGTTTCTTACTTCTTACTGCGTGATTCGCGTTTGCTTGTTTCAGACTTCATGCTGCCGTCCTTGTTGCGCGCAAAACTGCGATTCGCCCGCTTGGACTGGACTTTCAGGTTTTTCATGTCGTTGCTGCCGCCCTTGCTTAACGCCAGTGCGTGCCCCACGTCTTTACCGTCGTTGCGCTTTACGCGCCCTGCTTTCTCCATTGCGTACCGTGCCTGATGGCGAGTGGCGTCGTCGGTGTGCTCTCCGCGTTGTTTTGCGGTCGCCCGCTCTTGTTTGTAGTTCCGCTTGTACCCCGGACTCGATGGCATATCAAACCTCGTAGTAGTTACTTAAACTCGCACATGCCTGACGTGGCGGGGCAGAATTTACACAGCCCGCTGGTGCGCGGGTTCCACACACCAGACTCCATACAGCCGCCAATAGCGGCGGTTTTCCCTACCCATCCAGACAAGATTTCCGGCAGTTGCTTACGAGAGTACTCAGCCTTGATGATGTCCCCCGCCACCACAAAAAGCAATGCACCTTTCACGTGATTAACTTTGGGGAAGTGCTGCATTACCATTGCAGCCATAAGCTCAAGCTGGCTTACATCGGCGTACCGTGACGATTTTCCGGTCTTGAAGTCACCGACGCGGGCCGTGCCTTTTTCCTCGTTGATCGAAATAAAGTCAGCAATCCCCCGCAGCCATGCATCCTCATCCCCAAACCCACACGGCGAGAAGTCTTCACGGAGGCCCATCTCATACTCGCAGAGGATGCCGGGGAACGCCTTGAGCGGGGCCACATAAGGCTCGAAGTGTGCAAACCGAGGTTCCAGCGGGGTGCCGTCCCGTAGGTACTCTTCAAACGCTTTATGCACCTGCTTGCCGTAGTTCGTCGCTACCGTATCCTGCTGCTGGCAGGCTTTAGCCACCCGCGTCAAATAGAATTTTCGCTGGCAGTTTTCAAAGTCCTTGATGCCTGAGTATGAGTAAGCCATGAGGTTCTCTTGGTGGTTTGATGAGCCTTGATTATACCGGGTTACTTGGCCTGGCCATATGAGTCCGCCACGTCACCCTCTGACCATACCACCAGTTCCGGCCACCATGCAGGGGGCGTGCGCATAATGGACTGCAATAGCGCCAGCTTTTCCTCTGCCTCGTCCGCAGGTACAACATACACCAGCTCGTCATGCACCCGTAACGCGGTGTTCAGCCTTGTCCGCCGGTTAAACTCCAATGCGTTGCCCATGATGATATTGCGGGCAAGGTGCTGCACGACGTTTTCCGTAATTTTACCGGCATATATTCTGGACACACGTCGACCGTTGCCGTACGCCCACTCCATCTTGCCATTGTCTTTTTGCTCTTGGTGCAGGTTCGGGTAACGGATGACGCCCCTCGGGGACACAATGCCCTCGGTACTTGTAACGCACAACCCCCACGGGTCAATCTGAAACGCCTGCCCCTGCGCGATGTAGTTCAGCGATGTGTGGCACGTCTTCCACCCTTGTACAATTTCCGGGTGCGCGGCACGGTAACGCTCAATGTAGAACTTGGCTTCTTCTTCGGACACCTCCAGCCCTGCGATTGACTTCGCTACTGCCTGAAACTTACTTGGGGTTCCCAGTCCGAAACCACAACCCAGGTGCATAGCTTTTGCCGCCTGCCGCTGCATCTTTTCAACCTTGTCGTACGGCACGTTGAATACATCCGACGCCAACGACTTATACAGGTCGGCCTTGTCCGGGCTTTCCTGAAACAGCTTCATGGCGTAGGGCACTTTCCACAGGAACATATTGACCCGCAGCTCGATGCCGCTCAAGTCAGCAACGATGACCTTATACCCTGGGGGGGCGGTCAGAGAGTTGCGCAGGCAGTCACTAGGTTTGCCTGAGACGCGTGGCAAATTCTGCGGGTTATACCCCCACCCTGAATCACGCCCGGTGGTATCCGCGCCGTAATACTTGATCGGCACGGGCAGTTTGCCCTTCGCTGCCCCGGCAGCGGCGAGGAACGCCTGGATGCGCGTCTCAAGGATCGTACTTTTAACACCCACACGTGCCGCTGCCGCTGCCGCTACTGCCGGGTTGTCGTGCTCTTGCAGTGCAAGAAACGCTTCGTCTGTCTTGGCCAGCGCCGGGGTTTGCTTTTCCGGGTTGGTGGGCGACGGCTTCATCGGCACTTCAACCCCGTGTCGCGTAAGAAACGCCGCAAACTTGGCCGCAGACGCCAAGTGCGACCGTGCGTATTCTGCCGGGTCGACATCGCTGTCACTCGTCCACCCCATGTCGCACGCTACGTCCAGCAGCATGTCCTGCTTCTGCGTTTGAACCTCTTCCAGTGTGGCGCGCAACAGGCTTGTGTCTATATTGAACTGCGGCTCGACCAGCATACGTATCGTCATGTCGATGAGCCGCGCCTCGTCTTTCGGAGTGAGGGGCAGCAACACTTTGAATAACGCCGCGCAGATGTCCGTATCCAGTGCGTTATACACGCGCATGGCGTTTATTTCTTCCAGCGTGAAGTCCTTGAGGTGCTTTCCTTTGGTGTTGGTGGCGTCCAGACTTCCCTTCGCCTGCAGCCCGTAATGCTCTGCAAGGGCTTTCAACGACCCCCCTGCCTGCTTGGCGTGGATTGGACGGGACATGGCCAGTGTGCAACCCCACATTTTCGGCTTGATGCCCACACGCCACGCGGAAATCATGGCGTCAAACCCCTCGTTGTTATGCGCCACCAGCAGTTTGTCTGACCAGTCGATGCTGCGCAGCTCTGCAATAACACGTTCTTCGCCGAATATGACGTACGTCGGGTCATCGCCTACCTTGATCGCACACGAGATGATCTCGGTTTCCGGGTGCATGACGTATTCTATGGGGTTCATCTTGGTCAGGCTGTGAGTAACCGACCAATACGTTTCGTAGTCAACGAATACCGGGGTCATGGCGCTTCCCCCTCATTCAGTACCCGGTCTGCCAGCGCCAGATAACCACACGCATCAACCATCGAGTCGCGGTGCGTCGGGGAGTTACCCAACCGCGCCAGCTTCAGCAGCGCCATCATGGAAGTTACGTCCAGCACCGTAAGCACGCAGTCGGCAGGTAGCAGGCCACGGCTGTGCAGGTGCGCCGTCCAGTAAGTCGCGATAGTGTTCAGGTTTTTGTCAGGGGCACCGTAAGTTTTTTCACGGTCGCCGTAAATAACCTCTTTGGCTTCGTCCAATATGGTTTTCATACAGCCCTCTCAATGCAATCAGCAAACAACACGGGCCAGCGTGCCGCGAACTCTTGAGCCAGCGGCTCCATGACTTCACGCATCTGTGGATGGGCATCTCGGTGCGCACGGACTTGGATTACGTGCCTCCACTCACGCGGGTTAGCGGTCATCACAACTTCGGTCTTGAGCGAACTCGGTAATACGGCACGGGCTTCTTGAGGCGTTGCTCCCCCTTGCAGCAGGTTGAAATACGTCCTCTCTGCGCGCGAGCACGCCTCGTGCCAGCGATCCCACTTGAGCGTACTCCGGCTCCAGAAACACGGCTCGATCACCGTAATTTCTTCGTTGAACGCGTTCTTACTGTAGTTGCAATACCGTGTAGATTCCTGGCTGAAGCTGGCAAGGCGATGACGCACCAGCTCATGAGAAACCCCGCGATCAACAACGAACCGCACGGTGATACTGCCGTGCTCCAGTACGCTCTCGTGCTTAAAATTCTTGAGGCGTTCAATGAATGGCGCGGCGCTGGTGTCCGTTGCCTTACCTTCACTCTTGTAACAGGTGCGACCCGCAGCTTCGATAAGCGACTCCATGTCGGGTGTAAAAGACATGATTGTTGCCGACGGTTTAATAATTTTCATTCCGTTCTCCTTTCGTTTCTTTAACCCACGTTTCAAGCTCGTCCATGCCGGTGACTTCGTTCACTACAAACGTCACGCCCCCTGCCACCTGCATATCTCTAATCGTTAGAAGTTGTCTTGCGGTTGGCTGCTTGTTCCCTGCTTTGGTTTCTATGGCAAAGAACATACCGTTGATACACCCCACGCAGTCCAGTGTGGGCGCACCCATCCCGTTGAGTACAGGCCAGTGCTGGTAGCAACCGTATTTTTTCAACAGCTTTTTTACCTTGTCCTTGACCTTGCCCTCAGGTGTGTTCGCCATACCTTCTCCGTTTTGCGTAGTCATCACGGCAGTCGGCATCGCAAAACCGCAAGGGCGGGTTTAGCGGCTCAAGGCAGTTGTAGCACTCCCCTGCATACGGGATGTCTGGCCCGCTTTGGCTTGAGTTGGCGATGCGTCGCTGCAG